AGTTGGTATTAATGTTCTTGACATTAAGCCACCTAATGATGATGTGCCAACAAAAGTATATGTTACGGATAAAATTGGATTGCAATTGAAGTTTCCGACTCTTCGATCGTTTAAGAGCGTTGATTTGATGCTTCAAAATCCAAGTAACAATGCAGTGTTTGATATGATTTATGATTGCACTGAATATGTGTTCGATGAAAATGGAATGTACTATGTTAATGAATCGCCAAAAGAAGAATTTGTTCTGTTTTTGGAATCATTAACTCAAGAACAATTTGATAGAATCACAGCATTTTTTGAAAAATTGCCAAAGATTGAATATGATATTGATACAAAATGCAGTAAGTGTGAGTTCGAACACAAGTTACATTTGGAGGGACTCAACGATTTTTTTATCTAACCTTTCGTGATGCTAATTTGAAGAGTTACTATAACAATATGTTTACGCTAACTCACCAATACAAATATACTTTGACTGAACTTGAAAATATGATACCATGGGAACGCGATATGTATATCTCAATGGTAAATTCTTGGGTTAGAGAAGAAACGGAGAAAGTTAAACAAAGGAATGTTGAATCTCAAAACGATTTAAAGAACATGTTTAAAAATATTAAACGCAGTAAGAGAAGATAATGTCATTAGCAAGCATAGCAACTAATCTTTACACAATACAATCACGAAAGAATGTTCCGTTAAAAACGGCATTCTCAATGATGGTTCGAGAAGATATGGCTATGCGTTTCTCTGTTTACAATTTGGTGAGAATAATTACAAAATCTGAATTTCTGGCAACGGTTGCGCAAACTGCATATGGAAAACGAACTCCAATGCAAAAATCACAAGACGAAGAAGATCGTAAGAGAGAAATGAATGATCAGAAGTTTAAGGTCTACACACAGGTTACATTCGCTCGAATCAATAACAGATTGAACCTTTTGACATCAATTGCAGAGCGCAACAGTCAATTGATTATGAACTTATATTCTGAACTTGGATATTTTCGTGGACAAAGAAAAATGTCCTTCAACTCTAGTGCTGGGTTTGCCACAAGAGTGATGTTACCATCGAAAACAGTTAAAACTAAAATCGAAGAAATTGAAAAACAATTATATGAACTCAGCAATGTAAAGAAAACTCGTGTACGACCACGCGGTGCTGCGGCAAAAAAGAAAACTGGTGCTGGCGCGCAAACAAACCAAGATGAATCAGGTTTATTGAGTTCGCTTCTTCCAATACTAGCCAGAAATCCATCAGCATTGGCAGCAGTAGCAGGAGTGGCTGGTGCTGGTATTGGTGCAATCGGTTTGGGAACACTTGCTGCAGCGGCACTTACTAGCGGTGGAAGAATTACTGATAGACTTCAGGGAAAAACTCCAAAATATTATGACGACGACGGTAAAGAAATTACTAATCCTTTAGCAGAAACAACTGGGCAATTAATTGATCCAGGATTAGTTGGTGTGGGCGCAGGAGTTCTTACACCACTAGCTGCAGTTGGTGTTGGTCGAGGAGCTAGAGTTATCCAAAGACGAGCATTAGAGAACAAAATAGCAAATAGAACTGCTCAAATACCATTAGAAAGACAAAACGAGCGACGTTTATTCAGAGCTTACCAACAGGATAAAGATTTAAATGCACCTGGATTGCAGCAAACAGCTGAACAAAGAGACAAAGCTCTGAAAACTCGAGCTGAAAGAATGAGAAAACAGGGACAATTGGATAGTGGTTTACTCAGTCAATGGGCGAAATTGTTACCAGTATTAAGAGGATTAAGTAAATTTTCTGTTGGTCTTGGTGCTGCGGATGTAGCCTTTACCGTAGGAGAAATGAGCAATCATGTTGCAAATCGCGCAAGCGGCAAGATGAACGAAGAAGATTTTAAGAAAAAGATGACAACTGGTTATGCGCAACTGATATCAACTGTTGGAATTACTGGATTTACAACAGCAATAGGTGCCGCTGCGGGTGCAGCTGGTGGAACACTAGCACTCCCATTTATAGGAACACTTGGTGGAGGATTAGCAGGTGGAATTGTTGGTGGAATTACTGGTGGAATTTTAGCAATTATGCTCGAGGAAGATGAAGGCGAAGATACAGTTATTAGAGATCTTGGAGAAAGAGTGTTTGAACTGATCCACGAAGGTAAAGTGCCTTTCATATCACCTGCAGTAACTCCTCCCACATCTGCGCAAGGAACACCTACTACTGCTGCAACGCAAGGTTCATCGCGAGGTTCACAAAACACGACAGCTGGTAGCAGAGGACAATCTCGTGTAACATCACCGACAGGTCCAAGAAATGCAACACGAGCTGTTAGAAACAACAATCCTGGAAATATAGAATTCGCAAATCAACGCGAAGCAGTAGGGTCAGATGGTCGATTTGCTATATTTCCAACACGAGAGGCTGGATTGCGTGCATTGGAAACGCAAATCAGACTCGACATCAGAAGAGGCGACACACTAGAAAAATTCATCAGTGAGTATGCACCAAAAAGTGAAAATGATACGCGCAAATACATAAATTATGTTTCAAGCGCATCAGGTGTGCAGCCTTATGAAAAAATACCAGAATCAAAAATACCATTAGTGATGGCGGCTATAATCCAAATGGAAGGTGGGAATGAATCATCCGTATACTATGCTAATAGTTTGAGAAGTGGTTATTCTACTGGAACTAGAGTTGCTGTCGCTACTGCCGATGCTGTGACAACATCACCACCACCACTCACTGTTTCTACTACAAATGCACCAGTTGCTACTATACCTTCTGCTGAAGATAAACCAAAAGTAGAACAAAATGTTGAAGCAGCAATTGAGGCTAAAGTCGCTTTGGGACAAGTTAATATAGTACAGAATCAAATGGTTGCTGCAGTTGGCGCATTGAATCAAAAAATTGTTGATGTGACAAAAAAGACTACAACGGAATTCCCATTCACATCGAATCCAGAAGCAGCAATCAGTTCTTACAGAGCATAAAAAAGGGGGACTTAAAGTCCCCCCGAAAACACCTACCGTTTTCTAATCGAAATTACTCAGCAGCAAGTTTCTCGAAGAATGCCATATCGTCATCTTCGACGCTGACATTCTCAGCAGTGACCTTCTTGGCTGGAGCAGAACGAATGACAGGAGCGGCTGCTTCCTCATCATCAACACGCTTTGCAGATGCACCAGCAACGCCACCAGCACCAAGAACCTTATCCAACTTCGCCTTGAGTTCATCATAGGACTTGAAGTTTTCTGCCTTCAAGAAATCCTTGAGTGAATATGCAGACTTCCAAACCTGCTCAATCTTCGCATCGTCGCTATCGAACAACGCAGCAGGAGATTCAAACTCCGACTTGTCATAGTTGCGATAGCCTTCGACGTTACGAATCTTGACCTTGAAGTTTGCACCCTTCCAAAAATCGAAAGGATTCATTGGAGTTTCATCAGCAAACTGCGGCTCAAGTTGCTCCTTGATCTTGTCGAAAATCTTCTTTCCGAACTTGAACAAGAACACCTTGCCCTCATTTTGCGGACGCTTGGCGTCAGAGATCACAAGAACGTTTGCGATATAGGTCAACTTGCGCTTCTGCTTACGAGCAATTTCCTTGTTGGCTTCAACGCCAGAATTCCAAAGAACTGTGTTGTACTCAGAAACAGGGTCAGTTTTGCCAAGAGTTGTGAGAGAATTCTCAATGTACCAACCACCTGGACCTTGGAATCCGTGAGACCAGATTTGAACCCAAGGAAGACCATCTTCACCGTCAACGGCTGGAGTGTCAAGGAAACGAATTACTGCGTATCCATTGCCAGCGGCATCAACTTCTGGTTGCCAAAAACGATCATCAACGTTCTTGTTACCACCATTACCTGCTGAAGATGCTTCAACTGCCTTCTTCAATTTATCAAGGGATGAACCCTTCTTAAGACTTGATAGACTCATTTGTATTCTCCGTATAGCGTTGTATTAAATGTATATCGACTTGTCCACTTTTTCATCATCACAATAACATTATATAGTATTTCAGTCGCCAAGTAAAGTTTCTTTTGTGAGAATTTTATACTTGTCGACGTTCACAGCAAGAAAGGCTCCATACTTGCGAATCTTTCTTGACATTTTGGGGTAGATGATATCATCAGAAATCTTCTTGTCCCAAATTCGAATAAAGTCAAAGATGTTATTGAGAATAACCATCGTCTCAATTGTCACATCCTTTTGGAGAAATGCAATTAACAGTTTTGGAAACTGCCCATCTTCGACTTTAAATAAATCATTGAATGTTTCTTTTGTTGCAATCTTTTGCAAGTCTTCAGTATAGACTTTACTCATCGAATCCGTTCGTCGTTTCCATTCTCGATATGTTTGTTCAGCCTCTTCTTCAAGTAATGACTTGGTCCAATTATCATCAGAGTGAACAAAATTAGCAACCAGAAATGGAACCATCTCATCGTCTCGATACTTGCGCGCCAAACGATGAAATAGAAATTTGTCACGGCGTTTTTGAAATGCATCTATCGATACTCGTGTTTTACCATCATAGTGAAAGAAGTTATATTGCTCTGTGCTAAAATGCAGCTTGATGGCTTGATAGGTGCAATATAGATCGTATCCGTTCATAACGGAAGTCTGCTACCTCGCGGAAGAAATCTTAATTCCATCGCCTCACCTTCAATAATGCTTTTTAAAGATTCATTGATAAGTGTTGCGGCAACTTCAATTTCAAGATTATTTTTCTCACAATATGTTGCAATAGCATCCATATGATCGATCCTTTCTTTGAGAGCCATTTCCATGATCATCATAGAGAAATTGTTCTTTTCTTCTCGGCTTGCCATATTAGATCTCATATGCATTCAAGGAATTGTTCAACTGTTGAGTTACACGAATAAATGTCGCTCTCTTACTCAACTCCTTCAACTCACTTGCTCCAACATAAGTACATGCTGAACGCAGACCACCCAAGATATCTTGAAGTGTTCTACTCACCTCTCCACGATATGGAATCTCTACTGTCTTGCCTTCGCTTGCGCGATAGTTTGCAACTCCACCGTTATGAAGATCCATGGCTGTCTCTGAACTCATACCATAGAATTTATTGTCGCCAAATGGACTCGATCCACCTTCTTTGTGACCAGCAAGCATTCCACCAAGCATCACAAAATCGGCTCCCGCAGCAAATGCCTTCACAATGTCTCCAGGAACGGTACACCCTCCGTCCGCTATAATATGACCCTTGAGACCATGAGCAGCATCTGCGCATTCAATAACTGCACTCAACTGCGGGTAGCCGATGCCTGTCATCTTCCGTGTTGTACAGACTGAACCAGGACCAATACCAACTTTCACAATATCAACACCTGAGAGAATTAATTCTTCTGTCATCTCTGGTGTGACGACATTACCAGCCATCAAAACGATATTCGGATACTTGTCTCGAAATCGTGTAATAAAATCTACGAAACTTTGTGTGTATCCATTTGCAACATCAACACAAACTCTCATATAAGGATTCTGAGCAACGCTGTACACAAACTGGAATTTCTGTAAATCGGAATCAGAAATACCTAGAGAGTAAATGCTGCTGCTCAATTTTTGCTTGAAGTGTTCACCCAATACATCATTATCATAATGCTTTGTTACAGCAACAAGACAATCATGTCTGCTGAATTCTATATCCATCTCAAATGTGCCGACGCCATCCATATTTGCAGCAATGATTGGTACACCAGACCAACTATTTCCACTACGAAATGTAAATTCTCTTTTAAGTCTTACTTGGCTTCGAGAAGAAAGAGTTGATCGTTTGGGTGTAATCAATACATCTTTGTAATCGAGTTTCACATCTTCAATTATTCGCATAAAGCCTCAATGATAAAAAATATGCTGACCAATCTTCTTGATAACTCTTTTGCTTTCTGCCCACTCAGGCTCAACATAAGTTGCATGAAAGTATTTTGCAGATCCAATTATACCATAATGGTGTTTGGAAATCAATATATTCTCAGCAATCTTAATTGATTCATGCCATGCATCACTATTACGATAAACATGTTTCTTGCCTTCACAGACCCAAGAGAACTGACAGGTGCCGCGAACTTTTTGGTGCACAACGCCACAAACTGTTCTTGGGAATTGTCGACTCTTGACGCGATTCATGGTGACTTCAGCAACAGCAATTTTACCATTGCGTGGCTCACCACCTGCCTCAAAGTAAATGTTGCGTGCAAGGCACTCAACTTCTTTCAAGACCAATTGTTTCTTTTCG